ATACAGTTTTATCACCAACGGAACTGTACAATTGGACACGTAGAAAGGCATTTGTTAAGGTGGAAAATAATGTGTATCGAACGCCAGCTGGACGGAAGCAAAAAGCGAGTCGACTAATTCAGGGAGCAGCACCTGAATTTATTTGTTTAGTCGGCCCGTGGATGATGGCATTTCAAAGTGTCATCAAGAAACAATGGAATTCACGTAATTTTATATGTTTCACCAGCGGAGTTAGTAGTTTGGTCGCTGCAGGCATCGTGGATCAGGATGGGTGGACGATTTTGGAAGATGATATTGGGGCATTTGATGCTTCTGTTAATCGACCTTGGTTGCAGTTGGAGCTGTGGCTTTTTCGTCGCTTTGGTTGTCCACGTGCTGTTTATGATTTGATCAAGGCCAATATCGATACTCATGGTGTCACCAGTAAAGGAATACGGTACCGTCGTCAAGGTATGCGTAAATCTGGTGACCCTTACACATCAGTCGGTAATTCATTGCTTAATGGATTGATGCATGTTTACATTTATTGTCGAGTCACCGGGAAAACTGTGCAGCAGGCTAGGGAGTCTTTGCGTATGTTAGTGCAGGGTGATGATAATTTAATGAGGTATGTTGAAACATTAGCAATTGATTGGGTTGGCAAAATGTTGGAGTTTGGTTTTTCAAGTGAGGCCGTATTCCGACAAGATATTTTGGATGCGCAATTTTGCAGTAATCTGTTGTACCGTACAGACAAAGGCCTCGTGTTTGCACCGAAGCCCGGTAAAGTTATTGCCAAATTGGGATATTACATTAATCCACCGCGTAATGTCGACCCAGCAAGTATTGTTCGTGGGACAGCTCTTGGGTTATGGAATGCATGTAGTCATGTACCTCCACTCCGAGCTTATTTACAACGTCTGTTAGATTTGACTGATGGCGTTGTACCACACAAGGTGCCCACCGAGGAATGGAAAATGCGTTATGATCCTGTTAAGGAAGTGCCAGAAACTTGGGAAACGCTAGAAAACCACTACGGTTGGACATTAGCTTGTCAAAATGAATTCGAGACAGCATTACAGTCAATGTTTCTCGGATGTGAGGCTAACCATGTTTTATTGCATTTATTGTGTGACCGAGATACATCTGGTCCCAAGTGCATGTATATAGGAGGTTAGTCTATAGTAGTTTTTGGAATGAGTCATGGTGAGAACATCTGCCAGTAACCATTTGTAGCAAGAACCAAATCTACCAATTATAGGGTCTGCATAAGATCACCTTAATCGGGGTGACGCCTAATAATAGCAGCCGGAACACTTATATGCAGTGTATATTGTTCGTGTTCTAGGGTTTTCACATACCTTTAAATGTGGATGCTTATAAATTTGTGGGGTTAATTACGACTAAAGCTGGTTGCCAACAGGTGTTGGTGATATTAAACAGTGTATATGCGTTGCTCACAATGCCAGAAGCTGAAGGGAGTAGCTAGCAGAACAAACAATGTAACGAGCATTGGTAATGTCGGTAAGGGGGAAACTTAACATTGGAACACCACCTCTGTTGAGTTCGCAACGCCTCTGAATTGGCTGATACTGGTCGCGGTCAGTGTAATGTGTTATGTTAATCTGTTGTGAGCGAAAAGTAGGATATGGCTGTATTTCGAAATGTCGACTGTTAAGCAAAACAAAAAGCAAGCCATCGCTAAGAATGGTAAAAAAAATCAAAATCAAAATAAAAATAAAAATCAGCGGGCTGCTTCTGCGGGTCATGGGTTTGCTAATCGGCGCCCACGTCCAGCGCCAGGACAGCGTATTGCCTTCACTGGCTTACCAATGGCTACGAATGTGCCTCAACGTCGTCGTTGTCAGATCATTGAAGAGGATGAATACGTTGGTGAGGTTAATGGCTCTGTTACGTTCAATACCACCAAGTATGCCGTGAATCCTGCTCAATCAGCTGTGGCTCCTATGGGGTCTCAAATTGCAAGTCTGTTCAATGAGTATGAATATGAGATGGCTGAATTTTACTTGACATCTGAGGTGTCAGGTTATGCCACTCAGGGACAGACGGGTGTTGTTATTTTATCTGCTGATTACAACACCAGTAATGCCGCCCCG